ATTTGTGGTGGTAGACAATGGGTTGCGGAACATTCTGAAGAAAATGGATTTGATTTTCATTTTTTCTTTGAGGATGATATGTTTTTTTACCCCCAAAAAGGAGATGTGTGTAGAAACGGATTTAATCGATACGTTCCAAATTTATACAGAAATACAATAGAAATTACTAAAAACAATCATTTTGATTTCTTAAAGTTTAATTACAGTGAGTTTTACGGTGACAATGGTACCCAGTGGTCGTGGTATAATGTTCCACAACATTTTAGAATAGAACATTGGCCTGAAAAACCTAACTTACCTGTTCATGGTCAAGACCCAAATGCTCCAAGAACCAAATTCAAACATATTAAGGTTCATAATGGTATTCCATTTGCATCAGGTGAGATTTATTATTGTAATTGGCCACAAGTTGTAACCCGTCATGGTAATAAGAAAATGTTCTTAGAAACAACATGGGCACACCCATTTGAACAGACGTGGATGAGTTTTATTTTCCAAGAAACAATCAAGGGAAAAATCAATCCAGGATTACTATTAATGACACCAACTGAACACGATAGATTTGATTTTTACCCAAGAGAATTAAGAAAAGAATCTTGATGGTATTTATTAGTAAAAACAAATGAATTTTTACATCAAGAAAAATGCGACATTACCACTTTTAAAGATGCAAGTGGTTAAGGATGGTAGAAGTGAATACCAACAATTTATGGATTCATTAGAGACCGCTACAATCACATTTACGATGGTTAACACGGCTTCGGGTATACCAAAAATTGTTGCAAAACCCGCATACATTGTAGAATTACTTAACCTTGATGTAAACGCATTACCTGAATATTATGTATATTTTAAATTCACCGAAAGAGATACAAACCAAGTTGGTCAGTATTCGGGTGAGTTTTTAATCCATAATGACCAAGGGGATTTGGTATTACCAATAAGAGAAGAACTTAACATTTACGTTCAGGAAAGTTTCATTATTAAGTCACCCTGTTGTTGACGAGACCAAATCTAATCTGTATATTTATTAGTAATGAGTAAGACAAACTCCGTATTTCACGGAAGATAATACGTCACTCGGCTAAAATTATACAAAATGATAACTAACGAAGAAATTAAATCGTTCTTAGAGGGTAATGACCCCGAACAATTCATAGTCGCCATCGAATTTGACTATGTAACAAACTCAATCTACAAAATTAAAGAAATTCCTGGTAAGGGAAAATCAATTCAAAAAGACCATTTTATTCCATTTGCTTGGGTCGGTGACCTTAAAGGTCTGAATTTTTATCAAGGTTCAAAAGCCCTTCAAAAAGAAGCAATGTCAAAACACAAGATTGTTATTGACAAATTAGAAACACACGGAAACGAAAGATTAGAAAAAGGTTTAACCTATATGGTTAAATCATTGGCTGGTTATCGTGAGTTGGTTCAGTTTTTTCGTGATGGAGGAATTGACCCGTGGGGTGAAAAATCAAAAGAGTTGTTTTTGATGTTACCACCAGTAGAACAATACCTGATTCAGAAAGAAAAACGACTATTCAAAGGATATGAAGAATACAATGACATAACCCGATTTGTATTTGACTTAGAAACGACCTCACTTGAACCAAAGGATGGTCGTATATTCATGATTGGAATGAAAACAAACAAAGGTTTCCACGAGGTAATTGAATGTGCCACAGAGGAAACTGAAAAGTTGGGTTTGATTAGATTCTTTGACGCAATTAACGAACTTAAACCATCTATCATCGCAGGATATAACTCATTTAACTTTGACTGGTTGTGGATTTTTGAACGAGCTAAAGCACTTGGATTGGATATTAGGAAGATAGCTAAGTCACTTAATTCTGAAAGACCCATATCACAGAAAGAACAAATGTTGAAGCTTGCCAACGAGGTAGAAAGATACCCACAAACATCAATGTGGGGGTATAACATCATTGATATCTTACACTCAGTTCGTAGAGCCCAAGCGATTAACTCAAACATTAAGTCAGCGGGTTTGAAATACATAACTCAGTACTTGGAGATTCAAGATGAAGACCGTGTATATATTGACCACACAGAAATCGGTCCTATGTACGCCAAAAAGGAAGATTATTGGTTAAATATTAAGAACGGTAAATATAAAAAGGCTAATAACCCCCAATTTGATGACTTAGATACTCGTTTTCCCGGTACATATACCAAAACTACTGGTGATAAGATTGTAGAGCAGTATCTTGATGATGACTTAGATGAAACCCTACGTGTAGATGACGAGTTTAACCAAGGTTCGTTCCTTTTGGCTTCGTTGGTTCCTACAACTTATGAGCGTGTAAGTACGATGGGTACGGCAACTTTGTGGAAGATGATTATGTTGGCTTGGTCTTACAAGTACAACTTGGCTATCCCCGAGAAACAAGGTAAGACAGATTTCGTTGGTGGTCTTTCTCGTTTGATTAAAGTTGGTTATTCAACAAATGTATTGAAATTGGACTTTAGTTCACTTTATCCATCTATTCAGTTGGTTCATAATGTATTCCCTGAGTGTGATGTTATGGGAGCGATGAAAGGATTGTTAGGATTCTTTAGAAGTTCTCGTATCATGTACAAACAATTGGCTGAAGAGTTTGAAAAGAGTGACCCTAAGAAGTCAAAATCTTATGACCGTAAACAGTTACCAATTAAGATTTTCATTAACTCGATGTTCGGAGCATTATCAGCACCACAGGTATTCCATTGGGGTGATATGTACATGGGGGAACAGATTACTTGTACGGGTAGACAATACCTACGTCAGATGATTGGTTTCTTTATGAAACGTGGATATGAACCATTGGTAATGGATACTGACGGTGTGAACTTTTCATCACCATCTGATGTTCACGAACGTAGATACATTGGTCGTGGATTGAATTGGAAGGTTAAAGAAGGTAAAGAGTATGTAGGCGCTGCGGCTGATATTGCCGAATACAATGACATATTCATGAGAGGTGAAATGGCTTTGGATAATGATGGGGTTTGGCCATCATGTATTAACTTGGCTCGTAAGAACTACGCTTTGATGACGGATAAAGGTAAAATCAAATTGGTTGGTAATACAATCAAATCAAAGAAACTACCCGGTTATATTGAGGAGTTTTTGGATAAAGGAATCAAGATGTTATTGAATGGTCAAGGTAAAGAATTTATTGAGTATTACTACGAATATCTCCAAAAGATTTACGACCAAAAAGTACCATTGGCTAAAATTGCTCAAAGAGCCAAAGTTAAACAAAGTTTGAAAGACTATCAGTTCCGTTGTACTCAAAAAACAAAGGCGGGTTCATTGATGTCTCGTCAAGCACATATGGAACTTGCTATTCACCACAAATTGGCCGTCAATCTTGGTGATGTGATTCTTTATGTGAATAATGGAACCAAAGCATCACATGGTGATGTTCAGAAGGTTAATAAGTTAAAGAGTGGTTGGAGAGAAGATGACGTACAGTATTACCAAGAAAAATACGGTAAAGTACCAACAGACGCAATGGATTCTATGATTAGAATCAATTGTTATATGTTAAATCCTTCTGACTTGGAAGAGAACCCTGATATGACAGGTGAGTACAATGTTCCAAGAGCAATTGCGACATTCAACAAACGTATTGACCCATTGTTGGTTGTATTCAAAGATGAAGTTCGTGAAGCTTTGATTGTTGATAAACCTGAAGATAGAGGAATATTTACAACCGCGCAATGTCAGTTAATTAATGGACATCCATTAGGTGAAGGTGACCAAGATGATTTGGGAGACGTATTAACAATTTCAGAACAAGAAATGTTATATTGGGGAAAACGTGGTTTGGAACCATTCTACATTTATGAAAATGCGGAAGAAGGTTGGGAAAATCAAATTACAGGTTTACCAAATCTTCAAACCGTCTGAAGATAGGATATACCAATTTTTGTTGATAAAGACAAATTCAACACAAGCACCTTTTTCTAAAGTAATCTCATCCCATTCCTCATCAATAGAATTGATATCGGGTAAAATTAAAACGTTAGTCATTGCTTTTATTTTTACCCTATCAGTTGTTGTTGAATCTAACTTTAATTTACAATTAGAAACACCTGTAATGATGATGGCGTATTCACCATTGGTTTTATAATCAGTTTCTGATACAACACTATATTCAGAAGTACGGACTCTTGTTCCGTTAATTATTTTTTCTTTTGGAATTGATTTTATAATAGACATGTTAAACTACTGTAATTGGTATAGGCATTGCTCTAAATTTCAACTGTTTGTTCAAATTTTCAGAAATTAACGCTTCTTTTTCCATTTGCTTTTCAGGACGAAGACGTTCCAACCTTTCTTTAAGTTCGGTTACCAAAGTAACCTTTTCATCTTTAGCTTCAGTAGATAGGGACTGATAGTCCATAGTAAGTTCACTATCAGGTGTTTTTAAGTTACCACTGAACTTACCTCTAACTCTTGCTAAAGTTTCTTTACAATAGGCTGTAAACCATCTTCTTACCCATTGCTGTGCAGGGTCATTTAAGTCCTGCCAGTTCAAAGCGTCTAATGGGATATCGGAAGGTAATTTTACGATATCAGGATTATCTTTTAAACATTGGTCACGGTCAGCATCAGTGGTATCATAATACCAATACCAAACTTGACCTCTCATTAATTCGTTATTACCAAAGTCAAATTTACCACCCGGTGTGTTGTATAACATGATGGCTCTTTTACCATTTGGTAATGCCGTTACACGATAACTAACGTCAGGTTGAATTATTCTTCTTTTAATGTTAACGTCTTGCATACGTGCAAGTGCGTCATATGATGAAAACATAAAGTATCCACCACCACCCCAACCAGGTTGAGCGTATCCGCCAGCACCACCAATACCAGGCCCACCAAATCCTCCAAATGAAAAAGGGTCAAAAAGAAGATTGGTTTGTTCTGCGGGTGAATACCAAAGCAATTCGTTAATTTCACGACCTGCAGGAATTTCATATATTTGAACATTCGCCTCTAACTTAAAAAAGTCTTTTTTCAAAACCCAAGGACCTGCGTTTTGTAAACCAACAATCTTAGAATATGCGTAAGTGTATTGAGTTTCCCAATCTAATGTTCTTCTAACTAAAGCATTTGCAACAGATTGTGTTGCCAAATCCATACCATACAAACTCGTCCATTGAGTCTCAATCAACCAATCATAAATGTATTGGGTGTAATCACCAATAGATAATTCCATTAAGGAATCCATCTGTTCCATTTCTAATTCAACGGCTCTTAAAGGAGCACCTAATTGATTTAGGATACGATTATAGAGTCTGGTTCTTTCTGGTTCTGCGATAACTGCCATAGTCTTTTCTTAATAAATATCTATTAATTACAATTGATACAATTTGGCATCAATTGGGAAAAAATAAACACCATCAAATATTCGTGAATTTTTGTTGTCAAAAATTACCATGTCCCCAAGATTTTTCATAAAAATCATCCAGTCTGTTTGATATCTTTTAACATTTGCGGTACCATCAACTTTGTACATATCATCAGATGTTTTTGTAATATGACTAAATGGTTTAACTTGTGCGGTGTGTTCTTTACCATCAACAATGATTTTAACATCAACACCTTTTAACATATCTTCTTTTGAACCAAGTTCACCAATTCGGGAAACATTATCATCACCAAATTGTTTTTTTAGTTTTTCAACAACAGCATCTTCGGTTTGATTACCTTTTTTTGATGATGCCCCCATCACACTCATCATTGTCTTAAGTGTTTCTGACTCAGGATTAAAAACTCTGAATTTAACGTGGTTAAGAACTTTTAACATTCTAACCATTTCAGTAATTTGTTCTTTTGGGTCTTTACCTGTAAAATCAATCAACGGTTTGTTAACTTTTTCAAGGTATTTGTTCAAATCTTTTTTCAACACACAAAATGCTGAATAGTTTGTGTTTAAGTAGTTAATAATTGACCTACCTTCACCTTCCAAGTTGTAGATACCTGACATGGTTCCTGGTTGGTATTCATCTCTACCATAATATCTTTCAGGGAAAACTTCTTTAAGAATTTGCATGATTGCATTTTTGTATATATTCAACGCATCACGATTTTGGTTAAAAAATACTTTAGAAGCCATTCTATCGGCTGAGGAACATGGTTCACTTTTTGCACCTTCAGTTAAGAATTCTTTAGCGCTTTCACTTTCTTTAATTGATTTGTCAAGTTGTTGTTTCAATGCATCTTCAACATAATCCCAATTCACGACTTTCCAAAAGTTTTTGATATATTCTTCTTTTCTGTTTCTGTATCTTAGGTAATAAGCGTGTTCCCACAAGTCTAACCCTAACAATGGATAACCACCTTGTTCCACAACATCCATTAATGGATTGTCTTGGTTTGGTGTTGACATAATTTTAAGAGTACCACGTTTAGTTAACACTAACCAACACCACCCTGAACCAAATCTGTCTTTTGCTTGTCCATCAAATTTCTTTTTGAATGATGCAAACGAACCAAAGTTTTTGTTAATCAATTTTAAGATTAAACCTTTTGGTGTCATTGGTTTTGGTGACAACATTTTCCAAAACAATTGGTGGTTAAATGCTCCACCCGCTTGGTTTCTGATAAACTTGTTGAAACGTTCTATGGTTTTAACAATTTCCTCCAAAGATAAGTCACCGTAGTCTTTTTCACCTAACGCTGCATTTAACTTATCAACGTAACCTTTGTAATGTTTGTTGTAGTGTACGTTCATTGTCTCGGGGTCAATGAACTGTTTAAGTGCTGAATACGAATAAGGTAATTTTTCTACACTAATTTTTTTGGCTTCTTCGACAACTTTTCTATGTTTAACATCTTGTTGTCTTTTTTGTTCTTTTTTCTCTAATTGTTCTTCCAAAACTTCTATTCTGTTCTTGAGATTTTTCATAAATTCGGCTTTTGTTTTAATTAACTATAAATAAGCCGAACTTTCATTATCTTCTCATCTCGTTGATTAAATTCATAATTTCTTCAACAGAATCCATTGAGTTTGCGTTATCACCCATGATTGTTTCAAAGATACTTTTCTTCTTTTTGAGTATGTCATAGATAATTCCCTCAACGGTGTTGTCGAAAATTGGGTAATAAACCAACACGTTATTTTTTTGTCCGTAACGGTAACTACGGTCCTCGGCTTGAGAGTGGTCTGATGGTAAAAATGATAAATCATTCATTACAACAGCTTCAGCAGCAGTCAATGTTATACCAACACCAGCCGCTTTTATGTTTCCAACGAATATTTTAACATCTTCTTCATTCTGAAAACGGTCAACAGACAACTGTCTTTCTTTTTGGGACATTTGTCCGTCTAATCTAACGGCGTTTTTACCAAAATGTTGCAATATTATCTCCAAACTTTTTGTAAAGTTGGTGAAGACAATAACCTTCTTACCCTGCTCAATAATATTTTCACAAAGTTCGATAGTCGCTTTGGTTTTTTCTTCAGCAATTACCTGTCGAACCTTTGTTAACTTGGTAAATTGAAGTGTCAATGAATCTGATTCACCACTTTTGTCGTACCAATCGTAGTATTCACCCATAAG